ATTTGGTATCAATATGGATGATATTAAATTTGCATATCATTCCATAAAAGGAGAGGAACATAAAAATGCACTCTGATATACTGACGATAGGGGATTTATTTGAAGAAGATAATTTCTCTTGGGTAAATGATGAAGAAGCTATGGCTTTTTCTAAGATAGAAGAACTAATCTATCAGTTTAAGGTAGATTATGGTAAAAGACCTACAACTATTTATGTTAGTGATTCTGAAGAATTACAAAGCTATTTGTTGTGGTTTGCTAAGTCTTATGGGTTAATTCCTGTAAGAACAAAAAAAGTAACTTATGTACAATAATTTTCTTGACAAAGGAGTAAATTTATGCTAGAAGCAGTTCTAAAAAAGGAGGTATCTATGAGTGAAGATACACAATTACAAAACTTTGAAAAACTAAGTACAAGTCAAATCATGGAAATGATTGGACAGGAGGAGGGTCAAACTTCTCCTAACACATTGCCTAGGCTGACTATAAACAGACAGCCAGAGGATGATGATGGTAATCAAATACCTGTAGGAACTTATGCAGTATATGATTCTGGTGTAGAATCTATGGTGTATGGTAAGCCTGCAATATTTAGACCATTTTTAAATTCATTTCAATTTATGGAATATGATGCAGAGCAGAATAAATTTTCTACTCGTTCTGTTATATTTAAAAATTGGAAGGACGAGCCTATTGATACTAGCGGTGGAACTAGATGTGGTAAAGTTCCTTTTAAAGAAAGGGATAAATTATCAAAGTCTGAGTTAGACCATCAAAAAAATATTAAATGTTATCGTTTAGTATATGGTACAGTTAGTATTGATGGTGTAACAGGTGCAGGAGATAAGGTCAAGATAGACCATAAACCTGTGTTATGGAGAGTTACAGGCAGTAACTTTACACCTGTGGGCGAGGCTATGCAAAGTCTTAAAAATAGAAAGAAGTTAATGTTTAATCACACATTGTCTTTAGATACTACTAAAAGAAAAGCAGGTAGTAACATATTCTATGTATCTCAAATCAAAGTAAATGAAGACGAGGTTAAGTTTTCAAAAGAAGATATGGAGCTAATGCAAAAGTTTCAAGATATTATTACTTCTGAGAATGAGGATGTTTTAGAATTATGGAAACAATCTAATAAGGCTAAAAACAATACTTCTGATGTTGCCGATGCAAAGATAGTATCTGACATGGAAGGCAACCCATTTGAAGAAAGTGCATAATCAAATATTAGAAAAGGTTCAGTCCTTTCTTAAAACAGCTACAGAGAAATCTGTGGCTGTTGATGACGTTTTAATAGAAGAGTTTGGAGAAATGTGCAAAGATGCTTTTAGAAAGCAGTTTACTGATAAGAGAGAAACTAAATTTAGAGCAAGAATGTCTAACATAGGCAGACCTTTGTGCCAACTTCAAATGGAAAAACAGGGTGTTGAGCAAGAGAGCCAACCGTACAATAACAAAATGAGAAATACATTTGGAGATTTAATAGAGGCTTTAGCTGTTACTCTGTTAAAAGCATCTAATGTAAATGTTAGAAGTACACAAAAACCTGTGTCCTATAATTTAAATAACAGCAAAATATTGGGTACATATGACATAGATATTGATGATGCTATTTACGATATTAAAAGTGCTTCCCCCTGGGCCTTCGAACATAAGTTTGGAGACGAGGGTGGATTTAAATCTATAGTAGATGATGATACCTTTGGATATTTATCGCAAGGTTATTTATATTCTGAATCTGAAAACAAGAGATTTGGTGGGTGGATTGTTATCAATAAGAGTACGGGTGAGTGGTTGGTAACTGATACTCCTGCAGAGGATGAGGAATATAAGAACATAGCTATAAATAAAGCAAAGGATAATATCTCTGCTTTAGACGAGGACAAACCCTTTAGACGTTGCTTTAGCGACATCGAAGAAACTTTTCGTAAAGTTCCCACAGGTAACAGAGTGCTAGGGATAGTTTGCAGTTTCTGTCCTTTTAAATTTACCTGTTGGGGTAAAGATAAGTTGCAATATCTCCCTCAACAACAGTCTAAAGGGAAGAGTCCTAAATGGGTGTACTATACAGAGCTTAATAATCCTAGAGAGATAAGTGAAGATACGCAGTAGAAAAGCTAAAGGCAGACGACTGCAAAACTGGGTTCGTGATGAACTTCTTTCTTTATTTAATAATCTATCTCAAGAAGATATAAGTTGTGCTATAATGGGAGAGAGTGGTGTTGATATAAAGCTCTCTCCTAAAGCTAGAAAACTTATACCATATTCCATAGAATGTAAAAACAAAGAGACATTTAAAGGTATATATGATATAATGGAGCAGTCTAAACACAATTCTAAATTTAAATTAGAACCAATAGCTGTAATTAAAATGAACAAAGTAGAGCCTTTAGTCATAGTTGATGCAAAGGTATTCTTTAAACTAATGAGGGAAAATGCTTAATTTTACAAAAGGAATAAAATTATTTGTATCTCCTACAGATGAGGGATTTGCCTGTGGAGTTATAAAAGAAGATTGGATGTATACAGAAGAGGGTTATATATGTTCTGTAATAGCTAGAGGAATGATGAAACTTGCTTGCGATAATCCTCAAGATGTATTTGATAAAGGTTTGGAGGGGTTTGAAGATGATTTAAAACATAAAAAAGTTAGAGAAAAAAATGGCCACGATACAGAGGGTGCAGAAATAATTGACCTTGTTCCATTCTTAAATAAAAATGTACATTGATGGAAGAGTTTTGGAGATGGTGGATTTTGATTATGGTAACTATAAATACTTGCATAAATACAGTAGTATTTTTTGTAGGTAGAAAATTTAAAAAAGGTAAAAATGAAAAGTAATCAAATATTAAATCAAGCAAGTGTTCTTGTTCAAGGACAGAGAGAAAAAGATTATGGTGACAAAACTGAAAACCATAATAATATAGCTAGGCTATGGTCAGCCTATCTAGAAATAAAAATAGAAGCTCATGATGTTGCATTAATGATGGCGTTATTAAAAATGGCTCGTACTAAACTTGGAGAAGTTAGTAAAGATACATACATAGATATGTCTGCATATAGTGCAATAGCAGGAGAAATAAAATTTAAGGAGGACTAATGGAAAATTATATATTAAGTAGAGAGGACAGAGATGTCCTGTTAAAATATCTTATGACCAAACCTTATAGTGAGGTCACACAAGCAATAAACGCAATAATGAAATTACCTAAATTAGACCCAAAAATAAATCCTAACTTTGTAAAAGATGAAGGAAATAAATCCAAAACCAAATAAAAAAAGAGAGCACGAGGCTCTCTTGTTTAAATTAGAAGTAGGTTTAAATACTGATGGTAATATTTTGTTTAATTATAATTGGGTTAAGCCAGAAAAAGTTATTGAGGCTATGCAAGACCATGAATATAGACACACTGTTTCTGCTGTTATTAGGCATTGTTTATCTAACAGTCATAAGTTAGACCACGACATAAAAAATTTATTGAGGAATATATGAAAAATTTAAAAGAAAGAATTAAACTACATGAAGGTTATCGTAATACTGTATACAAAGATACCCTTGGATTTCGTACCATAGGGTATGGCCATAAGGTTACACATACAGATGATTTTGTAGAAGGTAAAGAATATCCTAAAGAACAACTTGATGAAATCTTTGATAAAGATTTTGAACAAGCCTGGGGTAGTATGAATAATTTTTGTAGTAATAACAATCTAAATGATATATCAATCACAGCCAAGGAAGTCTTGTGTGAAATGATTTTTCAAATGGGATTTGCGGGTGTAGGAAAATTTCGTAATATGATAAAGGCTTTACAGAGTAAGGACTACTCGACTGCCTCAAAGGAGATGCTTGACTCGGCCTGGAATCGTCAGACCCCAAACCGTGCCAAAGAACTTAGTGATATTATGATGTCAATTAGCTAAAGGATTATTAGATTTTACTTTTAATTCTTCTAGCTCTAAATCTTGTACTTCGTTTTCTTTAGAAATAATTGCTATGTTCTTTTCTATATCTAAAAGATTATTGGTTATTTCTTTTATGTCTTTTTTTAATCCATCTATATTTGGAATTTGAATCATAGCAATTTTTTCTCTAACGTCAGCGATGTCAGCAAATACACTTGTTAAATCTACAGGTTGTATCTGTTCTTCTACTTCATCTATTCTGTCAATTAGTTCTACTTTTAATTGTGCTACTTCATCTTTTATAGGTGCTAAATCTACAGTCTCATTGACTACAAACTCTTTGTTTTCTATCTGGTCTAGTCTTAAATTGAACTGACCCCATGTATAAAACCCACCACCTATAGCTCCTATAACACCTATTAGTGCCGCATATGTGCTTAGTTTTTCTATTATTTTCATTGTTTTAATGCCTCCAATTCAATTAATAATTTTCTTTTCTTATCAGCTATGTCGTTTAATTTTTTTGTGTGCACCTCTACAGGGTCATTCTGTACATAACTAGATAGACTTACAGTTGTATATATCTCTTGACTGTAACTTGCTAAATCTATTTGATTAAATAAACTTAAATCTTGATTAGTATATATGTCTTTTGACTTATAAAATTCTGTTTTATTATACGCATCTAACGTATTGTTCTTAAAAAATAAATCTTCTTTTGTTAAGTTTTGAGTTGTTTCTTTTGTTACTTTTGCTATTTGTTTTGCTATGGTTTTTAAATTTTTCTTTAATTTATTTTCTACGCTTGCAACATCTGTAGCAACCCTGTCTTTGGTGTCCACCTCTCTGTCTTCCGATTGTATATCTTCTTGTTTTCCACCTTCTTCTGACGATACCTCGGACTCCTCAGATTCTGTGCTATTGGGTTTCTCTTTTTCTGTTGTTTCATCTTTTGCTACTTCCTTTTCTTCCACTGTTTCTTTTTCATCCTCAACAACCTCTTGAACGCTTTCTTTCTCTGTTGAGACTTCTTCCATAGGCTCCTCAAACTCTTCAAAAGATTCTTCAGTAAGTTCATCATTGAACTCCTCCTCAGCTATC